GCAGCAAGAGGACAACTGTCTGCACAATGCGGGAGCCATCGGCGTTGCGGGGGCCGTAAATACGTCTGACGATGCGTTCAAGCCACGGGTCTAGCTGGAACGCCTTGCCGGGTAGCTTGCTTTTGGGGTGCTTTAGCGAGCGCAGAAACGCGACGGCGCGCTCTCCATCCCCGAACGTATCTTCAATCGGCGTGCCGTCATAGATCCAGGCAGTGCTCTTAGATATCGAAAGGGTTGTCATCGCCCTCATCGTTTTTGCGCACGGCGGGCCGGGAGCGACTGACAGGCGTCAGGCCAAGTTCGGCGGCAAGCTGGCGCGCTGTCTTGATTGCCTGATCCTGCATACGGAACAGCTTCGGGTCGATCTCGCCAGCGGCGGCAATCTGCTGCTCGATTTCACGGATACGGCCTGTAGTGACGCAATAGTTCTCCACGCTGCCCATGTCGGCCTCGGTGAGAATACGGCGCTCCACCAGTGGTGGCATGATGCGCTTCCACTCCTGCTTGGCGAACGCACCGAACCATTTCGGTGCGGCTGGCGTCTTGGTGATGGGTGCCCGGTCGGGAACGATGGTCGGCTTCACACCACGCAAATGGGTCATGACACCGCCTCACAGTGGATTTCGAGGCCACGACGCTGCTCGATCTCGATCACTTTCGTGATGTTGAAGGGCCTCCCGCCATAGCTCAGCCGGTCGGCGGTCGTCATGCCGGGGCGGTAGTGGGTGCGGAACACCAGCGAGAGGGTTTCGCGCTCGCCATTGTCGGCGTTGGCTTCGACCATTTCGTTGCTGATCAGCTCGGCCCGGAAGTGGAAAATATCAATCCAGTCGGTCATGACCTTGCCGCCCGCTCCGGTGGTTTCCTCGGGGTGCTGCACAATAATTGAGTGCCGGAAGTTGCCGGTGAGCATCACAACGTCTCCGTCATCATGGCTTCAACCGACACAATGACGTGCCCATAGTCCTTGGGATCGCGAACGGCGCGCGAACCCGTAACCCAGAAGTTACCCCAAAGGTCATAGCCGGGAGCTTCCAATGGCTCTTCCAATGCCCGACGAACCTCATCGGCAATGGCGCGGGCATCCAGCATGCCGCCCTCGTCGGTCCAAACATGGATGTCGAAGAACACGCGGGCTGAGCGGGTGCGCGACGTGGTGCCCTCAAGCACAGTCTGGGCATTGCTCAGCATGATCGTGGGGAAGCGCTCGGGCCTACTGCCGCCGTCGCGGATATGGGCGGGAGGCACCAGCGCCGTGAGTGCGGCAGTCCCAACCAGACGGTCACGGATTGCAATCTGCAAGGCAATATCGGGCGCGCTCATTTGGAGCCCTCGGCACGGACTGCCTTGCGAATGTCGCGCGCGGTGCCGCGCTTGATGCGGTCCCGCAACATGCGAAAGGCAGGCCAAAAGAAGGGCTGGGCAGTGGCGTCACTGGTGCCGTGCTCGACCAAATGGGCGTAGCGAACGGCATGATTGCCCGCCGTCACCATCACGGCGTTCTCGGGAACGATGTTGCTGCCGCCCGGCTGGCTAAAGGGCGGCGTGTTCATGCTGCCGGGCGTCACCTCAATGCTGTCGATCAGCGCGCCGGTGTCGCGGCTGGTTTTGGCCAGGTTGCGCATGAGGTCGGCAAGTTCTTCGCCAGACTTGCGCAAAGATGCCTGCGCAGCCTGGCGGGCAGCTACCGGAACCCCATCAAAACGGGCCTTAAGGCGGGCAATCTGGGCGCTATCAGCCATCAGCACACCTGCCGAACGTAGGGTGCAATGATGTCGTCATAGCCCATAGCGAGCATGACCATGCTGTGGTCCACCAGCACCGGGTTGCGGTTCCAGAACAAATGCGTGGCCTTGAGCAAAAGGGCGTGCTGCAATTGCGGTGGCAAGTCCTCATAAGCCGAAGGCGTTTTCTCGCCAATGTCATTGGCGAGGATGCCAAGCGCCGCCACGATCAGCCGGGAAAGCTGCGCGTCGTCTGTATCATCCAAAATCTCAAGGTGCTGTTTCAGGTCAGTTAGTGCGGTCATTCGAAAACTCTATTTCGGAAATATCTTGCGCGAAGCTCCCCCCGCCGGTCCCCTCGGCGGGCGAGAAATTCTCCACCACCCCGGTGCGATGGCTTAATTCAAAAGTAATGAGCAGCGTCGATGATCCCGCACGCATTGGAGACAAATAATTGCGCGTTATCAGATCGAAAGCAGACTTAGACGAGCTGAAGGAAGATAGATCGCTCGTTTCGGTATATGTCGACCACGGATACTCAGCGAAGAACATCGAAACGATTCTAAACATGAAGCCAGCTTTCGATGCGCATGCGAACGATGCTTGGCACATGCTCATTCCCTGTGGTGAGGGATATGCCGTCGACTCTTGGATGGGTGCCGAAGGGTTTGGTCACCAATTGAATCGGCAGTTGATCAGGGAATATCAAGTCGAAGAGAAAGACCTTCCGGTCCTCGTCTTTGAATTCGATCCTGACAAGGAGTATTTTTATATTGCCCTTGGAAACAGGGGGGAAGAAGAACGCATTAATATGATCAGGAGTATCGCTGAAATGGCAAATAAAGCCAAAGAGGCGGGGCCCTCCAATATCATCGCCTTCCGAAATCAACTGCACGAGCAGATTGCACTCTACGCCATGCAAGAAAAGACGCTCAGGATTGTATCCAGAGTGTCCTCGCGACTTGCACTTTTGATAGGAATAGGCGCGGGCCTCAAAGGCCTTATTGACGTTCATTGACGGCGATCTTCCCGCTGTTTGTGCTTGTTATGACAGACGGCGCAAAGCGGTTGCCAATTGGTGCGGTCCCAGAACAGCACCTGATTGCCCTTATGCGGCTTGATATGGTCCACCACAGTTGCAGGGCCAAAGCAGCGAATGCATTGCGGATGGGCGGCGAGGTAATCGGCACGTGCCTTCTGCCATTCGTGATTGTAGCCACGCTGCCGGGCAGATGGGCGGCGGCGATCATGCCGAGTTTTTCGGGCGCGGTCGCTGACCTTCTGGCAAGCGCAGCGCTCACCGGACGGCACGATAGTTCCGCAACTGCAAAGGCGGGGTGGTGCAAAGGGCATGGCTAAAGTTTCGCCTTCAACGTGCGCAGGGCATCACTATCGAAGGCTGGGTCGTGGCCTTCCTCTTCGATCTGCTTGAGCTGTTCCGGGGTATAGGGCGCGGCGGGGAGCTTGCTGTCGGTCGTGCCGAACACGGCTTTCAGCACGTCCGTAATGAGGTCCGTCCGGCCAGCCTGCGCGGTGATGATTTCGGCGGGTGTTGCGTTCCATGCTTCCTCGGGTGTCCAGCCCAGCCATCCGGTCGCAATGCCGAAGAGGCGGGTAAATGCCTCTTCCGGGGTAGGCTGCTTGCCGGATGCCGGTGCGGGCTGCGTGGTGTCATCGGGATCGATGCCCGCGATTGCCAGGACGAATTTTGCCAGCGGACCGGTGAGCCGAAAACGGACTTTGCCAAGGCCAATGGCCGCGAACTCTTCCAGCAGCAATGTGGGCTTGATGGCGGCTTCCCTCAACACGTCCATGATGACGGTGACGTTGAAGTCCTGCGCGGCGGCGAGCAGGCTGGGGAGCCCATGCCGTCGCACAAGACGCATGTTGGCGCGGAGAGACGGGCGAAGCTCGTGAGCCTCGCCTGCCAACTCGACATAGATGCCGTCCGCGCCATGCCGCATGACTAGGCTGCGGCGATCTTGAGCTTGGTCAGCGCCTCGCCCATGATGATGCGGCCACCCACGCGACGGCGGGCGTGCAGCTTCACGATGCCGTTGCCAGCGCCGGTGAGGTCGTCGCGGATGATTTCGAAACCGGTCCGGTCTGCGATGGCATAACCGGTTGCGAAATCACCGAAGACGATGGGAGTAGCGTTGGCTGCGATATTCGGCATGTCCACGGCTTCATAGACCGGGCGGCCAAGCAACTGCGGGGGCTGACCACCAGCAATGCCACGCTCCCAAATATACGAACCGTCGGTGTCCTTGAGCTTGCGCACCACCGCCATGGTCTTGCGGTTCATGAGCCAAGCGCCGTTGGACGAATAGGCGGTCTTGATCGAATAGAAGAGGTCAATGAGGTCGTCGCCGGTGATGGCTTCAACTTCATGCTCAGC